ACCAGTGATCGTTGCGGTGAGCTTCCCGAGATACACAAGCGGAGGGCGTTTCATCAGCCCACGCACGAGGTGTGAGAAACCGTTCTTCTGCGCCTCGGCCTGCGAGGAGTGCCGCTGCTCTTGAGGGCGCTGCGACACACCATTCAACAGGTTGGCGAGTGACTGTGCAATGAGCATTAGGACGGGCTCTTACGACGAGGATCAGTGCTGATCCAGCCACCAAATCGAGGACGATTGCCAAGATGTTTCGACACGTCGGTGTTCCTGAGCATGTTGAAATCATCTTCCTCGCCAAAGGCTCTCTTAAGATTTCTGAAGGCGAGGCGTTCATCCTGATCGGTAAAGCTGGCAAGCGTTTGTGAACCAACGATTTGCTGTACGAACTGACGAGCGGCGTGGATCGTAATGAATCTGCGAGCCTCTTCGGGTGTCTTCTCGAAATCAAACGCCCACACAGGGTCGATGTAGAGGTATGGTCGTTCAGTAACGGGGAAGCCATCACGGTTAAGCACGCGATCATAAAAGACCAGGATTGGAACCGAAGCAACAAGTACTTTACGCGACGGACGAATCACTGTGTCTACGAACTGGTAACCCTGCTGCTCATTGATCGGAGTGACGGCGAACCCTAAGAGATTCGCGGGTGGTAGAAAGACGTTGAGATTTGTGTGTACCCCGGCGCTATCCACCCAATCGTAAGGTGAAGTGGGGTTAGCCGTGGAGGGTATTAGCTGAAATCCAAACTCTGTATTGAACTTCCAACCCATGCTTTGGATATCGCGCGCTGCATTCCGCAAAATGTTCAGCGCCATGATTACATCAGAATTGATGACGGTGCTGAGATCAGTGCCCACAGGAAGTGGAGCTTCCCCGGCAGATGACAGCATTGCATTGACTGCCTCAAGCTCTGTCATCGGAGCGAGGTTGGTGATAACTGAAGGCATGGTCTCTTATAGTAGAAGAAGGGAGAAAAAAAACCGGAGGACAGGGAGGAAATCCCCATCCCCCGGTTCGAGGTATTTCTGTGTTACTCGGCCTTCATCAAGCCGTGATCGACGAGGCAAGTACGCAAAGTCTGAACTTCAGCCTGTGAGTAGGCCGCGCTGATCGTAGCGAAAGCGTTAGGCGTGTTGGGACGAATGAAGAAATTCCAATCATCCGGTTCCGCCTGTACTGTTCCAGTGCGAGCCACGACGATAGCTTGGCTTCGACCGGGAACGACACCAACGCGCCTGCCGTTCTGCGCGAGCAGTTCGACGGGAGCAGCGCCAGTGACTTCGACACGAATATCGTAATCGACAGCCACAGAGCCGCCCGAACCGTCATTGATCTTCGGCAGGTACGCCTGCACGCTGAACGCCAACGCTGAAGACACATACGTGTCCGTGTTGATTACCTGTTCGCCTTGAGCGGCGAGTGCTCTAGTAGTCATTCTGGTGATCCTTGAGTTAGTAGAAAGAAGAAAGTAAAAAGAAATGGGGGCCTAATTGTTAGCGCCCCTAGTCCTTTATTACGAAGTCTTCAACTCCACCGCGCACTCAGGGCGCAGAATGCCGTGACCCACGGCGTACTTCCCGAGGATCAGTGTGCACTGGTAGTCGATGAGCCAGCCGCTCTCAACCGCGAGGTCAAGCAGCTTGACAGTACCCATAGCACCCTTCTGCCAGGCGAGCGCAGCCACGGTCGTAAAGTTGCCCTGGTAAGCGGCAGGGCCGGTAGCGATGTTCGACTGCGGAAGGTTGTTCGTCTTGACGATCTCCATGCCAGCGATACGGAAGACCTTACCCTGAGCATAACCACCGTTCGGGGTCGGGTTGTAATCGCTGTGGATGACCTTGGACGAACTGGCGACCAACTGGTAATACTGCGCGGGCTTGATGCCAACGTAGCGGTCGCTCTCGGGTACATCTTTCTCGTCGAACTTCTGAGCTGCAGTGAAGAGGCCAGCTTCGAGGTTCGCGACAGTCGTGAGATACGCGGCGTCCGTGAGGACTGACCCGCCGTTTCCACCAGAAACAGTCGCCGCAGCGCGAGCCGCGAGGATAGCCACCTGGAGGAGGTTCTTGTCGAATGCGCGAGCAAGCGCCATGCCGATGTCGCGCGAGTAAATCGAGCGAATGTCGTAGTGCGTCTTGAGTTCGTCGATCTGCGCGACGGAACGATCTGCAATGAGCACATCGTCGATGATAAGCGTGCGCTCGTTGAGGCCCACACCGGTACCAAGCAACTGCGTACCTGGGGAGTGATACGCGGCAGTGCCCTTCCACGAGGCGGGGAACTGTGCCGATTTACCGCTGGTAATCGTGCGGACCATGCTGCGCGACTTCGCAACGTTGGTCTCGTCGAAGGCCGTCAGGACTTCGCCTGCGAAGACCTTCAAGAACAAGGCATCTGGATCGCCAGCCTGGTTCAATTGCCCAAAGCGATTGGGCGTCATGTTAGCCATTTGTTACCTGTAGAGAAAAGAGGTTGACGTTGAACTACACAAACGTCGTCGCTCCCCTTCAGCGTGTCCGGTTTTCTCTCAGGGTGTCCACCGCAGTGGGCCTCAGTTACTTCTCGGTTGTTGCTATGAGGGTGTGACGCACTCCTCCTAAGAAGGAGTGAGCGGTTTTTGGAGATAGCGAATAGCTCGCTTCAAAGATTTCAGATCGTCACGCAACAACCCAAGCGCAACATTACAAGCAGTACATAACAATCCACGAACAAGCTTATGCCGATGACAGTGATCTACAGCTAAAGCTCTTCGCTTTGATTTCCGATTACAGATAGCGCAGCGGTTATTCTGTTTATTCAACAAGCTCTGATACTGTTTTTTGGAAATACCAAAACGGTATCGGTGATTAATTTCCCTAACTTTATGAGGATTCGCTTTTCGCCAGCGCCGCATTCTTGCATTATGAGCTTGTTGCTTTTGTTCCTGAGTCATCCGTTTCCTACGAAAAGGAGAAGCCCCCGACAGCCATCTCCCTGTCCCCAAGGAAAGGAGGGGGAACCCAGGGGATAGGGCGCTGCCGGGAGCCGGAAGGTCTACTTCTTGAAGATACTTGCGACTTGCGGTGCGATCTTCTCCGCCGACCGTCCGACGACGTAGCCGCCGAGGCCGATCTTCACAATGGAAAGAATTTCCATCACGAATGCGGGGTCGAGTTGACGACCGTTAATGTAACCGCCAGTCCAGACGACTGTGCCAATGATGAAAGCGAAGAACAGCATGAGCATCGGACGCCAGTTGCGTTGCAGCCACGAATGACCGCTAGCTTCCGCCACGATGACATCGCGCTGTGCTTGAGCAAACTGCAAATCGGCTTCAACCAGCTTCGCTTGAAAGTTGGTCTGAAGCTGTGCGAGCGCGAGCGTAGCTGCGTTCTTCTCTTCAGGCGATCCGCCCTTAATGCTGTTGATGATACTAACAGCACCATCGAACAGATTCTTCACAGGACCGAGGAGGGCGTTAACTATTCCCATCGCGATTTACCTGTTGCTCGATCTGACTTGAAACACGTTTGACTTTGCCAAACGCCGCTCAACAGACTGGCGATATTCGGGATCGTCAGCATATCGAGGATCACGCATTGCCGCTGTTACCTGAGCAGGGGCGGTATATGGCTGGACACCGCTATCAGAACCGGCATCGCCATTAAGAAGCGCAGGATCAGTTCCTACAGCTTCGTTATAGCTGGTGCCGATTGCTTGTAGAGCAAGTTTTGCAACAACGACGTTTCCCTCGTCAATGGCGTCATTGTACGCCTTGACCGCTGCAGGATCGCCATTCGTCGCCGCCCACTCCAGCACGCTCTTCAACACCTCTTCACTACCAGCAACCTGCGCGAACTCCTGACGCATCTGTGTAGACTGAGCCTTGAGGCCATTGATATGAGCGTCAATTGTTGCGCGATTGATACCCTTAGCTTCGAGAGCCTTGATGGTCTTCTCGGAAAGGACACCCTTGTTCGCAGCGTACTCCTGCGTAAGAGCGGCCATGTCGAGACCGGCCTTCTCTACAGCTTCACGGGCTTGCTCTGGAGTGATCTCGGATTTCTGCTCACCGAGCTTCTTCTCCAGCGCAACATGCGCCGCTTCGAGATCAGCCTGTGTCTTGTACTTTCCGAGAATCAACTTCTCAGCAGGCTTGTCACCTGCTGGTTTATTCGGATCGACAATCACCTTGTTCGCATCGCCGCTGATGTTGTCCTGCGGCTTTGCATTCGGATCAGGGGCGATGTCCGTTGAAGTCGTGACCTGTGTCATTTAGCGGTCTTCAATCGTTTGTTCGATTGAAACCGGCCCCTGCGCCGTCAGGACGGTAGTAATCTGCTTGTACTTCGCAGGCTGATATTCGCCATTCTTCCCAATCTTCGGGCCATCACCGAGTTCAGACAGAGACTCGCCGGAGCGCTCACGCGCAGACACAGACTCGTTCTGATCTGCTAGACCTTCACTATGACCATCCTCGCCCATTTTACCTGGGACGCGAGGAAGCCTTGGATTCAGCACCATCAGTGCTACTCCTTTTCAGTGTTTGGTTACTGTTGCTACGCGGGAGCGGCGGCGCTTTGAGCAGCCACCGCTTGATCTGACATCGCTTTGATACCAGCAGGCGCAGTCTTCTCCAGCATAGCCTGCTGCGCTTTCTGCGCGCGGGATTGCTGTACTTCTTGTTCAGAACGCACGAGCCCTTCGATGTCAATGCTGAGAGCCGCTGCACGACGCTTACCATAAGCGCCTGCGCTGAAGTACTCAGCAACAGCTTCAGGCCCGAACGCCTGTGCGACACCTGCAAGTAGAAGATCGAGCTTCATCAGATCGCTCGAACGTCCAAGCCCATCAAGACCAGTAATGATCTGAGGACTCACGAGATCAGCAGGCAGCGTGGGCAATTTGCGTTCCTTCTGCATCTCCAACATCAGACGCACCACGAGTGGACGCTGCAATTCTTGGCCAAGAATTGAGTAGGTGCCACCGAGGGCTTGCTCCAACTCTCCTGCCATGAATCTGATTTCTTCCGCAGTGACACGTTCAGCTTGACGCTGGATGCTGCTATTAAGAAGGAAGGCTTGCTCCATGCGATGCTCGATTTCGTCCGCTGTCGCTTTGACAACCTGGAAATCGGGGAACTTCTCCATCGCCATGACTGCGATGTCTTTCGGCTTACCGTTGCTGACAGCGCCTTCGACCATCGAACCGCTTGAAGCTTTCTCGATCTCTTTTCTACTCGTGACACCACCCTCATCGAAAATCCAAATGATCTTCGAGGCATTAGCAGCGAACTCAACGATGGATTGACTGAGGGATTCAAGAGAGTGAAGGTCTCCGAGATATTCCTCGACGTGTCCACGGCCATAGTCGGAACCAGAAATGGCAGTCCAACGGGCAGCGATCCAAGCGTTCTTATCTTTGGGATACGTTCCCTCTGTCCCTTTAACAAGCACGTCGAGTACTTCCTGATGCACCTTCCACGAGCCGTTGTCCTGTTTTTTCACCCAGGTGTACAGCCAGATCGTGTCGCCGTCTTTATCTGCAGCAGGTGGCGCACCTTGAGCGCTAGTCTTCGAGTCAACGATTGTTTTGACCAGCGGTGGTAAAGTCTTTCTGCTGAGGCCCTCGCGAACGATGATCTCGAACGGCTCACCAGATACGTCGCGCTTAACGACATAGTTGGCGAGGTTGTGAAACTTCAGCCCGCCGCCCTTGAGGATTTGCAGAAGACCGTTGCCTGCCACGATGAGATGCTTCTTGCACTCACTAAGAACAGGACGCCACGCCTTCTGTTCCATTCTCGTAAGCGTGGCGCGTTCCACCTTCGCCAGCGCTGTCTCAATCTCTGCTGTAGGATCATCACCACCGCGCGCTTTCAACTTGTCCATCAAGAAATCTTCCACTTTTAAGCGGAAGAACGATGAACCAGGAGGAAACAACGCGAGCAAAAGCTTCGAGGAAAGATTGTTGACGCCCCGCGCACCTACGCTTTGAAATGGCGTCGGTAACTGTGAGGTATCGTTCGTGCTCTCCGGTGGGAGTAGCGCGGGAATCGTTAACATAGAACACTCACGCGCCCGCATTAACACAGGGGATCGCAGAGTTTCTAGTTGCGTGTATCGACCCGAGGCTGTCACCACAGGGGGCTGCTCTTGTTTGTTGTCGTCAGGCATCCGTAGTTATCTCGGGAGATTGATCTTCAGATCATCAAAGCCAACCTTCGGGGTCTCGATGCGAGGGCCGAAAATGGCTCCGGCGTCCGGGGCTGGAGGTACGCCTGACTGATCGGTGGGGTGTTGTAGCTGCGTGATCTGCTGCTGCTTCTTGGTGATGTTTTCTTGTAACGTCTTCCGTTGAATGTAGGCAAACATGCTACTCTTTCCTTCATATGTCGCGAGACGCGCCATGAGTCCATTCAACTGAGTCGTTAGCTCTTCTAATGAAGGGAGCCGTGTGCTAACAAGCAGCGACGGCAAAACGGGACTGCTCATCGGTTATGGCTCCAAAACGCGAGTGGCTTGCTGGTTGTGTTCGTGGGCGAGCTTACGAACCACATCGGCGCGACCGGCTGCTATCCAGATGTCTCGATCACTCATGTTGACGTTCGGACAACGGTCTGGAAACAGGCGGTTTAGCCAATCGACCAGGGCCTTAGAAATCGGGGGTATCGGGGTATCTGCCATGAAAGGTCTATGGTTCCTACCGGAGCCTATGTGGTAAGAGTTAGGGAGCCGGAACCCTCTAACCTGTTTGCTAGCACGTTGCTAGCAGTCCATCGGAATCAGGCGATGATCGAGGATGGTTTCGACGGTATACACCGGCATTCCGCACGCCTGAGCAACGTAGATTTCAAGCTTTGCACCTGTAGAACGCTCCCATCCTTCAAGAACAGCAATGGCATCCGCGTCGAGCACAGCTGGCAAATCAAGTCTCATGTAATACTTGAGAGAACGCGCTTGATCGGCCTTAGGATTAAAACCTTCGTCGAGATCACGTTCGGCGGGAGACCAGACTTCGTAACCAGCTTCCCGCAATTCTGCTGCTGCCTGATGAAACGCAGGAAAATTAAACTCGGGATATCCCCGCATAGGTCCGGCGAGATACAACTTCATTTGAGCCTCGCCTTCACACGCTCATGCAGCAGTCCCTGCACGTTGAAGAACAATGCACAAAGCTCTTCCTCTGACATCTCCTGGTAACCGCGATACGACATCCAAACGTCCATGAAATGTCGCCACATACTTTTCATGTACGAGGCGATGGGGATGCCCTTCTGCCAGTTATCGCTATCGCGAGTACTACCATCGGACTGTACTCTGTGCTTATGCATGTATTCTGCATACCGCCGCAGAGCAAGCGGAGAGAGGAAACCCTCGTAGTCAAGCTTGGTAGTTTCCACATTGCGTGTTGCACCAGTCGGAAAAGTACGAACCTCCTGAGTCACTGCAATTGTCCGCGCAGCGCTGAGAACTTCTTTTGCTTCGTCAGCAGACGAGCGATAAAGACAGCGGCCTACGAGAGCGCAACTGTCCGTGCTTTCACAGGTGCCGCCTCTATAAGAAACGAATTCGGATTCCAAAGTACAACCTCCTTTTTCTTGAAGTCGTAATCCGTGTAGCGACAGATGCGTGCCACACGAGCATTCTGAAGCGCGATCTCTTCACCAAGACCGGCCTTCGCATAGGCTGCGACTACGATAGGCCACGCCTCTGAAAAGCGCTGACCTTCGAGGAGCTTCTCCGCTTTGACAGGTCCAACACCAGGACAGCCTTTGTAGCCATCCGCTGTATCACCAGTCAACGTTTGGAATAGGTGGAAGCCATCGGCTTGATTCTCTGTGACCGGCCTGATGAACGACTCGTAGTTCTCACTGCCGCGCGCGTGCGCGTAGTTGAAATGCAGACCTGGAATCGTCAGCATGTCTTTATCAATGGAGACAACGATCTTCTCGCCCTCCACCAGCTTCGGATGCGTAGCGAGAATACCAAGCACGTCATCGCCTTCGAGCGTCGGGCGCTGGAAGACTGTATAGACCTCACGACAGTACTCGCGCATCGCCTTGTAGGTGACAGGCTTCCTTGTCTTCCTGCGATTGCCCTTGTACTCGGGCATCACATCAGGACGCCAGCGCGTATCATCACTCAGAGCAACGATCATGTCGTCAGCCTTGAGCCCATCTTTGATTTCAGCTACGGTATCATCGAGGTGCTTGATGCTGGCAGTGAGATCGCCATGCACTGTCCACAGCCATTCCTCCCATTGTGCCTCGTATTCGTGGGCTGCGGCTGCTTCGTAAATGAGCGTGTCACCGTCGATGAGAAGTGTTCGTTTAGACACGGTAGACACGCCCTCTCCAGACGGCGAGGCCGTTGTGGATGTAGATGGGTTCAGCTTGAAAGGCACCAGTCGTTGGCTCGAAGGTCAGTACGACGCAGCCCTGCTGCCAATCCGGATCGACCATGTACTCGGGGTTCAACGAGCAGGTGCAACCAGTTTCAATCCAACAGTGATTGCCATTGTGATCCTGATGAAAATGCGCGCCGAGACGATGCGTGTGGCCTGATGCTCCCGAGCGTCCGTACTTCTCCATCTCTCCGCGTGCTGTGTAGCCAGAGAACTTTCGGATGATGGTCCCATGCTTCAGAATCCACTTGGGCAGGAACTTGTGCTTCGACTGTGTGCCGTCGTATGGCGCGAACGTCACACCGATCTCATCGAGACCAAGCAACGAAAACCACGTCAGTGATTTGCGGAAGTTGGTTAGCGAGGTGAGCGCTTTCGCTGTGCCCTCCAAGTTCCAGAGGGTACGACGTAAACGATCCTCGTGATTTCCTTCTAGTAGAATGAACTGAGAATCAGGAGTCAGCAGTCTCATTTGCGCGAGATGTTGCCGCGCCATGTTGATCTCGTCCTGCAACGTCTCCATGCGCTCAGGGTTCTTATCGAACCGAGAGAGCAAATAGCAGTCGAGCAAATCGCCCATGTGGACCAGGACGTGAGGCTTCAAGTCTGCTGCGATCTGACCGACGATAGCTAACGCTTTAGGATCGTGATTCGGAAAATGCGTATCACCGTACAGTAGCGCTGTGCGGACCTCCCCCTCTGTTGGAATAGCAATCACCGGGGGCATCGAAACACCGAGCGGACGGATGGGAACATCAAGAATGCTGGAGGTGTCCTGCTCGTTCAACTCAACGCCCATGCTTTTCGCATAGGCGCGGACAGCCTCTAATGGGTTTGGCACCAGTTAGCTCCAACTTTCGCCTCTCCATCGAGAGGGCATCTGAAATGGAAATGTTCAGTCATGCTGCGAATTGAATCGACGAGCACAATCTTCGTGGCGTCGATCACCAGCGGATCATCCCACACGGCCAACTGGTTCTCGTCATGGAACCAGCCGAGCGCAGCCCACGGATAGAGCCAGCCCCCTCCGGGCGGCGAGTCGAACAACTCCACGAGTGCGCGATTGTAAACGACCATCCAACGGCGACAAATAAGAGAACCTGCGGTCTGGATCAGACTGTTCAATGCTGAGTGTTCGCTGCGGGTATAGACACGACGACCGTCGAGCGAGATGAGGTAGCCGTTCTTGTTATGCTTCTTCTTTACGTCATCGAGTAAGTACTTGAGTGCCGCGCGCTTCTTCAGGAACAGACTGCGCGAGTAAGCGCCGATCTTCTTCTGCTGCTCAGGCGTCTTTCCTGGCGCGAGAATCTTGCCTAGCTTCTCGTCACCGGCACCGTAGAGAAAGGCGTACATCCAGGTCTTCGCTCTGTCTCGTCCGACCTTGCCCTCACCAACGTATTCAAGAAGCGCTTGCTGCGTAACGCTATGAACATCACCCTCCAAGAGCACCTTTCCGTAGGCCCCGTCATCGTACTTCGCCATGTAGTGAGCGAGTACTCGAAGCTCCAAACCGGAAGCATCAGCACCGATCTGCACCCATCCTTCAGGGACGTGGAACAGGGCACGACCCTCAGCACCAAACGGGTTGCCAACCTTCGGTATCTGTGTAAGCGGTGGTCGGACATGCGAAGCACGATGCGTAACCGTGCCTGTCTGGATGACACCGCCGTGGATGTGCGGGAGGCCAGTGATCTTGCCGCCCTCCACCCCATCGGCAGTGAAGTTTTTCAGAAGCGACTGCTTACCCTCAGCCAGCGCACCGAGGAAGTCATCAAGGAGCAGGTATTCCCTGATCTTCTTGACAGGCGGATAGTTGAGGCCCTTCAGCGTGTTCGCGTCTACTTTCGGAGCACCGCCGTCTGTAAAGACCTCGGGCTTCCACTTGTAGAGCACGATCATTCTGTTGGCGATGTGCTGACGAGAACTCGGATTGAACTCGATGGTGCGGAAACGTTCGAGCGGAACACCCTTGACATAGCCGAACTTCTTACTGTTTGTCTTCGGCGTGAACATCCCGCGTGACACCTGCCAGCTTCCGAACTCTTTCCTTAACTCCTGATCGAGTGCCTGCCGTTTACCTGCGAGCGAGGCTTGGAGTTTGATAGCACCATCGACATCGAACGGCCAACCATTTCTCTCCTGCTGATGCAGGTAGGCAGCTAGCTCGTGCTCTGTCTCAATTGACTCAGTGCTAACGCCTGCGGCACGAAGCCGCTGCGCCAGAATCTTGGTAACGTGCGTGTCGCTTTCGCAACGCTGCTGCATGAGTGGTGTCCACTGCGACCAGTCCTCGATCTCGACACCAACCTTCTGAACGCCGAGCCTGTAGCCCCAGGCTTCTAAGCTGTGCCTGCCGATCAGCTTCTTCGGCAGTTGGCCCTTCGCTGCGCGCTGCCAATCGCTGTCCTTGATGTGTGCCCATCGCATTATTGCCATGACGTAGGTGTCACGCAGTTCACCCTTGAGTTCAACAACCGGATACAGCTTCTTGACAACGGGGTTGTCGAAGCGGATGCCGTTGTGCGTGTAGACCTTCTCGGCCTCGCTAAGGAGCGATAGCCCTTCCTCTATACTGTGGAACCCCGGCGCACTGTTGGTGCAAGAGACGACTCGATCTGAATCCATGTCTCGCAGCACCAAGCAGTGCAAGCGGGTTGTAGCATCGAGGAGACCATCAGTCTCCACGTCAAACGCGACGTGTTTCAAGACGGCCTCCTTCGATTATGATGTGGGGATGCTTCAGAACGCGGGATTGCAACTCGGTGCAGGACAGTCAGCAGGATGCGGTAGCCGCCCTCTTTCGCCGCAATCCAAGCAGAGCCAATAGCCATACTCACCCTCTGGCGTCACGAGACGCTTGTGCCCGAACGTGCGGCAGTAGTTACGAGCGTACTCTCGCTTGCTAATCCGCGAGGGTCGTGTGCCGTCGCCCTTGCCACTGCCCGTCACCGTCAGGCCCTCCTTGATGTCTGCCTTGCTGGAGTTGGGGTCAAAGTCGAGGAGATTCTTCTCGCTGAAGTAGCTAGCCATCAGACTCTTCCAGCTTGCGTAATAGGCACCATCCGTACTTCTCGGACATAGGTGATTGTTCGGATGTCTACCATGTTAGAAACGGGGTCGTCGATGTTCTCGATTGCGGCAGGAACCCAAGGAGTTGGCAAACACAGTTTGGCCATTTGATGCATCTGCCGAACCATCCCACCGTTATACGTCTCGAAGTGGTGCCTCATCTGCTCGTTGATGTACTGACGCAGCCTTGTAACTTCGCGATCTAGCGCGAACGCACATGACTCCCAATCCCTAGCAAGGCGGGCTCTACGTTCTACCTCCTTGCGTTTCTTGCCGAACAGTGGCATGAAGCTGGCCCAAGAAATTGACACCATCAGAATACCTCCTCTCTTACCGGCCCTGGGGTCTCATCCTCAAACCCATGATCCTTCGCTGACGACTGACTTGGAGCACCGGTCTCATACAACATCCCTGTGTCGTAGTCGTAGCCGATGTAGAACAGTTCACCCGTGGAGCGGCCAGTGTAGCGGTCCTTAAGGACGCGGAAGACCGTCGTTTGACGAGTGGCTTCCGTAGCTGCTTGTTGGTCTCGCTCCAGGGCGAACATGTAGTGGCTCCAGTAGCCAATAGACCTGGAGCCTTTGAAATGACGAATGGTGACTCGCCCGCCTTCTTCGTGAGACCTACCTTCAGGCGTAGCGAGGTGCGAAATGAACAGGATCGTGCAGGGGAGCTTCTTCGACAACATCGCCATCTCGGACATAATGACTTCAAGCGCCTTGCGCTCATCATCCTGCCAAGCAGCGAGTGCTGTGAGGTGATCGAGGAAGAAGTACTGCACGCCATGTGCGTGATGTAGGTACTCCATCTTCTCTTTCACGATCTCCCAATCGTTGTTGCCGAAGCTGTCGTAAAGAAAGACCTTGCCCGACTCCATGAGCGTGGCCCATGCGGTGTCGAAGTCTTCCGTCGTCCACCCGCTGTCAGGGATGTGGAACG